GACTTGGTACAGGTTCTAAAGAACAACAAACAGTTACATTAAATAGTATTTTAGAAAGACAGATACAAGCATTTCAATTACAAGGTGGAAAAGAAATGCCTATGGTTACATTAAAAAATATTTATAATACTTTAACTAAAGTAATTGAGAATGCAGGACTTAAAAATGTAGAAAGCTACTTTGTTGATCCTGATATAGGCAAACAAATGATGCCACCTCCTCAACCACCACCTCTAACTCCTATTGAAAAAATAGAATTTACTAGAATTGATGCAGAGAATAAGAGAAAAATTGCTGATGTTGAGTTAAAATACAAAGAGCTACAACAAAAATCAGAAGAAATGGCTTTAGATTTTGAAGCAAAGATAAAAGAAATAGCATTAAAATATAATACACAACTAGATACTACTAAAATAAAAGCTGATGCAGACCTAGATAAGATTATGATGGCTAATCAATCCAAGATTCTTGAAAAAGCACAACAATCTGCTAATATGTTCAGCAAACAAGTACAAGGACTAGATGAAAATCAAAGACCAGGCAAGGAGATCGGAGGAGATCAGCCGATCCAACCAAGCCAAACAAATACTGGAGAGTAAAATTTTTATAGAGGCTGTTGATTCTCTAAAAAAACTTTACTCTGAAGCACTACTTGAGAAAACTGGTGCTAAAGAAAGTGATACCAGAGAAAAACTTTGGATTGCTTATAATGTTGTTGGAAAAGTAGAACAGCATCTTCAGACTGTTATTGAAACAGGGAAACTTGCTTCAAAACAATTAGAAGATTTTAGAAAACAACAAGATAATACAAAATTTTAACCACAATGGTTAGAATAAGCCAAGTCGCAAGACAGCTTAACTATGGAGGACTATATGTCTGACTCAAACCCTTTACTGAATAATAGTTCAGTACAAGGTGCTGCTAAACATATTGAAGGTTTGATGGACACCAAAGGTGTTATCAACAAACCACAAGAAGAAGCAACACCAGTTGAACCGAAAGAAACAGAAGCGAAAGCTGAAGATAATCAGGAAGTTCAACAACAACCTGAAGCTCAACAAGAGGAAACTCAAGAAGCTCCAGTTGAAGAAGAAGCATCACAAGATGAAAATGCGATTGAAGAACAAACAACCAATCTACACCAAGTTACAGTTAATGGTGAAAAGATTGATGTTGACCTTGAAGAATTAAAAGCAGGTTATCAAAAAGATGCCGACTATAGACGAAAGACTGAAGAAATAGCGATTGAGAAAAGAGAGCTAAAATCTGAAGAAGATCGTCTTAAAAAACAGTATTCAACAAAGATGGATGATTTAAACTCTTTGGTAGTTACTTTGAATGCTGAAATTAACAACGATATGAATTCCAAAGAACTAGATAAACTTTGGGATGAAGATCCAACTGAAGCTGCAAAGATTGATCGTAGAATTCAGAAACGAAAAAATACGATACAAGATGCACAGCACAAATTGAGAGAGCATCAGCAAACTCAATTTCAGGAAATATTAAGAGAAGAACAAAGAAAACTTCACTTAAGACATCCAGAGATAGCTGACCCAATAAAGGGTGCAACAGTTAAATCAAATATTGTTAGTTATTTAAGTTCTAAAGGATTCTCTAATGAGGATGTTTCAAGAATTTATGACTCAAGAATGTTTGATGTGATTATGGATGGAATGGGTTATAAGAAATCTAAAGAAGTTAAACCTAATTTAGTTTCTAAAAAAATCAAACCATCTGGTAAGTTTGTTAAGTCAGGCACAAAATCTACTAAAGAAGAATTAAACTCTAAATCTAGGTTGAATCAAATTAGAGCGTTGAAAAAGTCAGGAAGTCCAAAAGACGCAACTGATCTTTTGATGCGTTATTTATAAACAATAACCTAAATAAGGAGATAAACAATGGCTGTATATCAAACATACCAAACAGTCGGCATAAGAGAAGATTTGGCAGATATTATTTATTCAATATCACCAACTGAAACACCTTTTATGTCTGGAGTTGCTAAAGAAAAAGCAACACAAACTACTCACCAATGGCAAACAGATGCACTAGCAGATGTTGCTGCTAACCATGCAGTTGAGGGTGCAACAATTAGTTACCCTACATTGAGTGCAACTACTAAAGAAGAAAACCATACTCAAATTTCTACAAAAGCTGTTCAAGTATCAGGAACAAATGATGCTGTAACTGCTGCTGGTAGAAACAATGAGTTAGCTTATCAAGTAGCAAAATCTGCAAAAGAATTAAAAAGAGATATGGAAACTGCTCTTTTATCTAATGTAGCAAAAGCTGCTGGTAATGCTTCTACTGCTAGAAAACTAGGTGGCTGTCAAACTTGGATTGAAACCAATGTTGATGCAGGTGCTGGTGGTTCTGGTAATGGAAATGGTGCTGCTAGAACAGATGGAACTCAAAGAGCTTTTACTGAAGATCAGTTAAAAGGTGTATTGAGATCATGCTTTAATGAAGGTGGAAATCCAAACATGATTATGGTTGGTGCTTTCAATAAGCAAAAACTATCTGGCTTTACTGGTGGTTCAACTAGATTTGACCAAGCAGAAGACAGAAGATTAGTTACATCTATTGATGTCTATGAAAGTGACTTTGGAACTTTACAAGTTGCTCCTAATAGATTCATTAGAGGTGCAAATGCTACTGCTGCTAAAAAAGGTCAGGATGCTCTTGTATTAGAGATGGACTACTGGGCAGTTGCTTTCTTGAGAGATTTTGCTCTACAAACTCCAGCACAAACTGCTGATGCAGATCAGAGATTTATGTTGGCAGAGTACACTCTTGTGTCAAGAAACGAAAAAGCTAGTGGATTAGTTACAGACTTAACTACTTCATAATACTTAATCTGGTGGGGGAGCAATCCCCCATCAATCAATTAACAATTTTGTTTGGTCTTTGAAGATTTATTTTGAAGTCGGAACGAAGCAAATAAATAGGATAAAAAATGAGAACATTAAACGATTACTTTTTAACTGCTGAAATAGAAGATATTTCAACAGCTTCATCAACTTTTGTTGCTGTACCTGATGGTGGTAAAATAATTAAAATTATTACTGCTTTACAAGGTGCAATTTCTGGTGGCAACGCAGCTATTTCTTTTGAAATAGGTGGTACTGCTGTAACTGGTGGAGGGATCACAGTTGCACACTCTGGTTCTGCTGCTGGTACTGTAGATTCTGCTGAACCTACTGCTGCTAATAGAGTTGAAGAAAATGGAACTATTGAATTAATTACCAATGGTGGTTCTACTGGAGCTAAAAAATTACTTGTGACATTTGTTATAAGAAGATAAATACTAACTGGGGGGATCTTGTCTAGCGATACTTCCCCCCTAAAAATTAGGAGAAAAATATGAGTTACAATTATGCTTTAAGACCTGGTGCTACACAAAAAATTAATACCAATAATTCTTCAGCAGCATCTAGTGCATTTGGTTCGCAAACTGAATATATTAGAATAGTTGGTTCAGCTAATTTCCATTTTGTTTTAGGTGCTTCACCTACTGCAAGTGCAACATCAGCTTTATTACCATCTGGAGAAATAGAAATATTAAAAGTTTCACCTGGAGAAAAGATTGCAGTATTTCATGGTTCATCTACAGATGTCTATGTAACTGAAATGAGTGCGTAGTGGCAAGACAAAAGTTTGTCCACTTTGTTCCAAGAGATAAACCACCTAAAAGACCAGGTGTTCATAAAAAATCTTTGAACAAAAGTGAAAAAAGACAAAAGAAATTAACTAGGTACAAAGGACAAGGAAGATGAGAAAAGATATTACTGTTGATGGTTTAAATAAAACTACCTACATGAAAGATGACATGGAAGGTAAAATTGCTGTTAAAGAAGAAGTTAATATTGATCCACATCTTAAACACAATAAAAGATTACTTAATTTAAATGATGGATATTCTAAATCCAGAGATTTAAAGAGAGTGGCTAGTATTCCAACTATTGCTTTATCTGTTTGGGCAAATGAGTATAATGGAAGTAATAATTGGTTTGGACTACCACCAGAAGTACAAAAAAAAATATTAAAGAAAAAACTAAATTCAACAGAGTTTAGATATTTCAAAACAGCAGAAGGTAATATATAATGGCTTTATCTACATACACAGAATTAAAAACATCAATAGCAAATTGGTTAAATAGAACAGATTTAACATCAGAGATAGCCGAAGATTTTATAGTGTTGGCTGAAAAAGATTTCAACTCAAAATTAAGAATTAGAAAAATGAATGCAACAGATGCTTCATTTACTATTAATGCAGAAACAGTTGCACTTCCTACAGGATTTTTACAATTAAGAGATATGTATATTGTAGAAGGTGGAACTAAATATGCTTTAAAATATATTACTCCAGCTCAAATGGATCAAATAAAAGGCAGTTCTACTTCTGGTATGCCAAGCACATTTACAATATTAGGAGATAATTTTAGATTTGCTCCAACTCCAGCATCTACATACACAGCAACAATTAATTATTATAAAGAGTTTGATCCTTTATCATCAACTAATACATCAAATTATATCTTATCAAATCATCCTTCAATTTATTTATATGGTGCTTTATATCATGCTGCAAATTTTTTAGGTGGCATTGAACCAAGACAGGTACAACAATGGCAACAACAATATGTAACAGCACTTGAAAGACTTGAAAGAAATGACAGAGAAGATCAATATGGTAATGCACCATTACAACAAAGATCAGATGTAACTGTAGCAAGTTCTTTTAATGATAATTATGTTGCAATAACAAATAATAACCAATAGGAGAATAATGCAAGTACCTTTTGGCGAATGGCTTCCTGACCAACCAGAGCATAATAATCCTGGTGCTAATGTTGCTAACAATGTTTATTTTGCAAGACAATCCTATAAAAGATTTCCATCATTAGTAAGTTATTCATCAAATAATATTGCTGCTGATAGTAGAGGTGCAGGTTCATTTAGAGATAATTCAAATACAGTTTTTAATTTTGTTTCTACAAACACAAATATATATCAATTAGCTGGTGGTACTTTTACTTCAAGAAAAGGAAGTCTTACAGGTTCTAATGATGACTTTTGGACTTTTACACAATTTGGTAATTATGTAATTGCAACAAATGGTGTAGATGCTCCACAATATTTTTTAATGGGTACATCAACTAATTTTGCAAATTTATCTACTGTTACAACAAGTGGTACTTTACCTAACTTTAGAGTATCAGGAGTTATAAGAGATTTTTTAGTTACAGGAAATCATAGTAACGCATCTAATAGAATACAATGGTCAGGTATTAATGATATTGGAACTTGGTCGCCTGGAACTAAACAATCAGACTTGCAAGACCTACCAGGTTCAGGTGGACAGATTACACATATAACATCAGGAGAAATTGGTTATGTGTTTAGACAAAATCAAATAGTTCGTATGGACTATGTAGGTGGTGCAACAGTATTTAGATTATCAGTAATATCACCTAACAGAGGTGCAGTATATGGTAGAACAGTTTGTCAAGATAATCGTAGAGTATTCTTTTATGCAGATGATGGCTTCTTTGAAATAAATGGCGATCAAGTAATTTCAATAGGTGCAGAAAAAGTAAATAGATTTTTTGATGTAGATTTAAACAAAGCATTTGCTGATAGAATATGTGCTGCTGTTGATCCATTTAATCAACTTGCTATGTGGTTATATCCTTCAGCTTCTAATACATCTAACACTACAGGTATTTGTGATAAAATATTAATTTATAATTATGCTACACAAAAATGGTCAACTGCTGAAGCTAATGCTAGTACAATATTTTCACAGTTTGTTGGTGCATATACAGTAGAGTTAATGGATATTATATCTCAAAACTTGGATCAAATTAATATTGCTTTAGATACTGACTTTTGGTCTGGAGGACAATTATTATTAGGTGCTATAGATAGTGATTTTAAAGCAGCTATTTTTTCTGGTACTGCAAATGTTGGAGAAATAGAAACTTCAGAAATTGAGTTGTTTCCAGGAACAAGATCAAATATAATAGGTGTTAGACCTATTGTAGATGCTGAAGCTACTGTAACTATAAAAACTAGAGATAAACTAGCAGATAGTAGTACAGAATCATCTGTTTCAAGTATGAATACAACAGGTATTAATCCAGTAAGACAATCTGGAAGATATGTAAAATTTAATGTAAAAATACCAAGTGGAGGAGCTTGGAAAGATGCACAAGGAATAGATATTGTTGCATCAAGATCAGGCTTGAGATGACAGATAAAAGTGATATAGATAATGTGAGATACAGTTTTGAAACTCAAGAGTTCTTTCAAAGACAAATTGAAGAAGCTATCAACGCATTGATTAACGAAAAGAATCAAGAAAACAATAAAGCATTTGCTTGGTTCATAGGAGAATAAAGTGGCAGGTATAAAAGATTATTCAACAACACAAGCTAGTAACACATCATTAAATGGTATTTCTGTTGCAGAAGGAATGCTACCCTCTAATCTAAACAATGCAATCAGAGCATTGATGAAGAATACTAGAGAGTGGTTCAATGATGCACAATGGGTAGAATATGGTGATGGTGATGGTGCTTACACAGCAGCTTACGCATCAGCAACTTCTTTTACAATTAATGGTGTAGATGTAAGTGCAATCTATCATGCAGGTAGAAGAATTAAAATTATAGATTCAGCTAATACTTTATTTGGAACAATAGCTTCATCTTCATTTTCTTCAAACACAACAATCAATGTTACCTTTGATTCTGGAACTCTTACATCAGGTTCTATTTCAAGAGTTTATATTGGTATATTATCTAAAACAAATAACGCAATTCCAACTGGAATTGTTACAACTATAACATTAGCAGATGGTTCTGTTACTACAGTTAAAATTGCAGATGATGCAGTTACTAATGCAAAGATTGCTGACAATGCAGTTCAAGCATCACAAGTAAATGCCAATGCAGTTACAGAAGCAAAGATAAATGCTAATGCAGTTACTACAACTAAAATAGCAGACAACGCAATTACTACTGCAAAAATAACAGATGCAAATGTTACAACTGCAAAAATAGCAGACAGTAATGTTACAACTGCAAAAATTGCTAGTGATGCTGTAGATGGAACTAAAATTGCAGATGATAGTATAAATTCAGAACATTATGTAGATGGTAGTATTGATACTGCACATATTGCAGACTCACAAATTACAACAGCAAAGATAGCTGATACTAATGTAACTACTGCAAAGATAGCAGATGATGCTGTAACGATTGGTAAGATTGCAGATGCAGCTATTGTTACAAGTTCAGAACAAGCATCTCATACACCAGACAATAATACTTTCTATACAACATCAGCATCTGATACTAGATTTTTAAATAAAGATACATCTGAATTAATTAACTCTGGTCAATCATGGTCTAATAGTGATGACTTCATAGCAACAACTGCTGCTATCAATGCAAGAGTTATAGATTTAGTAGATGATGTAGGTGGTTTTTTTCCTATAGCAAATGAAACAAGTTTTCCAAATACAAACCCAGATGTAAATGATGGTGCAGGAACAATCGTTTCAATACAAGCAATATCAAGTACAAGAACACCCTCTGGAGGAACTGTTAGTATATCAAGTGGAACTGTAGGTGGTTCTACAGTAACAATAAATGGATGTGGTTCTACAGTTTTAACAGCAGGATTTGGTGTACTTGTAGAAACAACTACAACATTAAATACTTACACTTTTCATAGATTAACTCCTAAAGCTACAGAAGTTTCAACAGTAGCTGCAATCAGTTCTAACATTACAACAGTTGCAAATAATGATTCTAATATTACTGCTGTAGCTGGAAACTCTACAAACATAAATACAGTTGCATCAAATAATACTAATGTAACAAATGTTGGTGGATCAATAGCAAATGTAAATACAGTTGCTGGTAATTCAACTAACATTAATACAGTAGCATCTAACAACACTAATGTTACTAATGTAGGTGGTTCTATTTCTAATGTTAATACTGTAGCTGGTTCAATATCAAATGTTAATACAACAGCAGCAAATATTACTGGTGTTAATAGTTTTGGTGAAAGATATAGAGTTGCAAGTTCAGCTCCATCATCAAGTTTAGATGTTGGTGATTTATATTTTGACACTACTGCTAATGAATTAAAAGTTTATAAAGCATCTGGTTGGGCAGCAGCAGGTTCTACAGTTAATGGAACATCTGCAAGATTTAAATACACAGCTTCTGCAAATCAAACTACATTTACAGGATCAGATGATAATGGAAATACACTTGCTTATGATGCAGGATTTATAGATGTATATTTAAATGGTGTTAAATTAGTTAATGGTACAGATGTAACTGTAACTTCAGGAACATCAGTAGTATTAGCAACTGGTGCAACACAAGCAGATATTATTGATATAGTTGGTTTTGGAACATTTAATGTAGCAAGTATAGCTGCATCTAATATTACATCAGGTACTTTAAATGATGCAAGATTACCTACGACAATGGCAGGTAAAACATTAACAACTGCTAATGTTACAACTAATTATAATGGTTTAATTGCAGGTGGTGATGGTGGATCTAATGATGGTCAAATACAATTAAACTGTTCACAAAATTCTCATGGTGTAAAAATAAAAGCACCACCTCACTCTGCAGGACAATCTTATACTTTAACTTTACCAAGTTCTATTACTAATGGATATTTTTTACAAACAGATGCAAATGGTGTTTTATCTTTTGCAGCAGCAGTAGAAGATAAACCAACAGTAGCCAATGTATCTCAAACTATTGCTCCTGCAACTGCTACAACAATAAGTATTACAGGAACAAATTTTGTTTCAATACCTACTGTTGAATTTGTTAATGGTTCAACAGGTGCTATTACAAATTCTAATACAGTTTCATTTACAAATGCAACTACACTTTCAGTTAATTGTACTTTAGCATCAGGTAATTATTATGTAAGAATAGAAAACCCAGATGGTAATGCTGGAAGATCAACAAACAATATTATAACAGCATCTACTGCACCAAGTTTCTCAACAGCAGCAGGATCATTAGGTACGATTGCTGGTAATTTTTCAGGAACTGTAGCAACAGTTGCAGGTTCTTCTGATAGTTCAATAACTTTTTCTGAAGTAACATCTGTATTAACAAATGCCTCACAAGCAAATTGTACTTTAAATTCATCTACAGGTGTGATAACAACAAGTGACTTTGGTGGTAGTTCAACTACACCAACAACTTATAATTTTACTTTAAGAATTACAGATGCCGAAGCACAAACAGTTGATAGAGCATTTAGCTTAACTTCTAGCTTCGGTGCAACAGGTGGAGGACAATTTAACTAATGAGTAGTACATATTTATCAAGAACTTTAGGAACAGCTACAAATAGAAAAAAATTTACTATTAGTTTATGGTTTAAAATATCTAATAGTTCTAGTTCAGCAAATTTAATTAGTGCTGGTACAAGTTATGCAAATAATATGGATTATTTGACTATTGGTAGTGGTGGAGGATTAAGTTTTGAAGCATATCAAGGTAGTACATCATATAGATTAAGACCAAATAGATTATTTAGAGATACAAATGCTTGGTATCATTTAGTTATAGCATTTGATAGTACACAATCAACATCTTCTGATAGAATGAAAATGTATCTTAATGGAGAACAAATAACTTCTTTTTCAGCTTCAGCTTATCCTAGTTTAAATTTTGAACCTCAATATAATAATAATGTAACACATATGATTGGTAGAAATTTAGATGGTAGTGATTATTTTGATGGTTCTATGAGCCATGTTCATTTTGTAGATGGTTCAGCTTTAGCACCAACAGTATTTGGTTCAACAGATAGCACAACTGGAGAATGGAAAATTAATACTTCTCCTAGTTATACAGTAGGAACTAATGGTTTCTTTATTTTAAAAGATGGTAATTCAGTTACAGACCAATCATCTAACTCTAATAATTTTAGTTTAGGTGGTGGTACACTTACAAAAACAGAAGATTGTCCAGACAATGTTTTTGCTACATTAAATCCATTACACCCAAGTTTAAATACTTCAAGAGCTTTTGGAAATGGTAATACTTATGTATCTTTAGGTGGAACTGCAAGAGTACCAGAAGTGTCTACATTAGGTATGACTTCTGGAAAATTTTATGCAGAAATAAAACATGTCAGTGGTTCTGGTGGTAATAGTATTACAGGTATAACTGGAAAAATGTACAGAAGTAATGCTAATTATTATTTAGGTCATCAACCTGATGATTATTCTTATGCTTCTACAGCAAGAAAAATAAATGACAGTAATGAAACTGCTTTTGGAAATACCTATACAGATGGAGATATAATAGGAATAGCATTAGATTTAGATAATCTTAAAATTTATTTTTCTAAAAATGGTGTTTGGCAAAATAGTGGCGATCCTACAAGTGGCTCTACTGGTACTGGTGCAGCATTTACAATAACTGCTCCATCATCAACAACAGATGGTGCTTATTTCTTTGCTTGTAGTGATGATAATACTTCTGCCGAAAGAAGAGTGGCATGGAATTTTGGTAATGGATATTTTCAAACAACAGCAGTATCTAGTGCAGGAACTAACGCAAGTGGTAATGGAATATTTGAATATGATGTACCAACAGGATATACTGCTTTATCAACAAAAGGATTAAATTTATAATGGCTTTACATTCGTTACACTCATATAAAGAAATTTACAATAAGGAGATATTTTAATCATGGCATACACAACAATTAATAAATCTACAGATTATTTTAATACTAAACTTTATACAGGAAATGGTGGAACACAATCAATTTCGTCTGTGGGATTCCAGCCTGATTGGGTTTGGGTTAAAGATAGAGGTAATTCTTATGATCATGGATTATTTGATGCTGTAAGAGGTGTAACTAAAGATTTAAGAAGTAATGAAAATATGGCAGAAAGCACAAATGCTAATAGTTTAACTGCTTTTGGTACTGATGGTTTTACTGCTGGTTCTCATGCTATAATAAATGGTAGTAGTAATAATTATGCATCATGGAACTGGAAAGCAAATGGTCAAGGTTCAGCTAACACAGATGGTTCTATAAACACTACATACACATCAGCTAACACAACAGCAGGGTTTAGTATTGTTAAATATAATGGTTCTGGAACTGCTGGAACAGTAGGTCATGGATTAGGTGCTGTTCCTAAAATGATAATAATAAAAGAAATATCAGGCAATGCTTCAGGTGGAAATCAATCTTGGTCTGTATATCATCAAGGTACTGGCAACGACCATATTACTGTATTGAATGGAACAAATGCTAAAATTGATGATGTAGATTTTAATGACACTACTCCAACATCTTCTGTATTTTCAGTAGGAGTTCAAAATAGAACTAATAGTAGTAATGGAAATGGAGTTTACATAGCTTACTGCTTTGCAGAAAAAAAAGGCTACTCAAAATTTGGAAGCTACACAGGAAATGGAAATGCTGATGGACCATTTGTTTACACAGGATTTAAACCATCATTAATTATAATTAAAGATACAGTCAATGCTGGAGAAAATTGGTTTATTTTTGATAATAAAAGACCAGGATATAATTTTAACGCAAATCTTTTAAATCCAAATAGTGGTACAACAGAAACTACAAGTGGAGCAAATGGAATAGATATTGTTTCTAATGGTTTTAAAATGCGTTCAACAAATAATGGAACTAATAGAAGTGGTGCTAATTTTATCTACATGGCATTTGGTCAATCATTAGTAGGTTCAAACAATGTACCATGTACAGCAAGGTAAAAAATTATGAGTAAAGCAAGAACACTAGCAAATTTAGTATCAGGAGCTTCAACAAGCACATTACCTAATAGTGCTTTAACTAACTCTGCTATTACTATTAATGGCTCTGGTGTTTCTTTGGGTGGCTCTGTTACTATTCAAGGTGAAACAAGACCAACATTTTCATCTATCAATCCATCTGTAATTGAGAACACACAAACTACAGTTACAATATCAGGTGGTAATTTTGTATCTGTACCTTTGGTTACAGCTATCAATTCATCTACTGGTGCATTGACAGTTGCAGACGAAGTATCATTTAGTTCAGCTTCAAGTATAGCTGCTAAATTTACATTACCTGTTGATGGAACTTATTTATTATATATTGAAAACCCAGAT